ATGGATTATACACCAGAGCAATTAAGAATAATCACGCGAATTCATAAGAATGATTGGGTTGAAGAAGAATGGCAAGATATTCAAAAGAAACTACATCGTCAAGCACAAGATGGTGAATATAGGGCAGTTATTGGGCATATATGTCCAGAAAATATTGAAAAGTTGCGTGCCGCAGGCTTTTCAGTAAATAGTTATCCTGGTAGTGTAGTAAATTGTCATACATATGAAATAGATTGGAGTGAAGATAATGGATAATACTAGTCTTGGAGATAGAATGAAAACTTATGAAGGAGTTGAGCGCAGATACCTAACTCGGCGCGAACCCCTTATTGTTCGTATTGATGGCGTACATTTTCATAGCTTTACAAAAGGATTCGAGCGCCCATTTGATGAGGTATTTCTTACCTGTATGCGTAATACTATGCTTGAGTTATGTAGAAATATTCAGGGCGCGCGGCTTGGATATACCCAATCTGACGAAATCTCACTTCTTCTACTTGATGATGACACTATTGAAACTGAGCCTTGGTTTAAGAAGAACATTCAAAAGATTGTAAGTGTTTCCGCCGCAATGGCTACTTTCTTCTTTAATAAAGAATTTGATTTGGCGTGTGCTACTTCGCAAGCATCTAGTGGTATGATGGACGCCTATATTAAAAATAAGATGGCAATCTTTGATGCTCGCGCATTTATCCTTCCTCGTGAAGAGGTTATGAATTACTTTGTTTGGCGCCAGCAGGATTGTACGCGCAATTCTATTCAGTCGGTGGGCCAGACTTACTTCTCTCATAATCAGCTTTTCGGCAAGTCCTGTAACGATATTCAGAATATGCTTCTAACAGAGCATAATATCAATTGGAATGATTATGAAATTGCTCTAAAGCGTGGTGTTTGCGCGCGAAGGGTTAAGAAAAATCTGCTTCATACAACTTGGGAACTTGATATGAGTATTCCTATCTTTAATCAGCAACCTGATTATGTTGAGGATATTGTATATCATAGAGGAGACTATGGGGTTATTTAAAAGAAAGAAGAAGGAACCAGAACTCGCGCCCGAACCAGAACCAGTGAAAACCCCGTGTGAAATTTTTGGGCATATGTGGCAGGATTTTCCTTGGTTTATTGTATCTAAATATGACGCGGATAAGGTGTGCCCTTCTCAAATTCTAGTAAAAGAAATATATGTATGCCGTATTTGTCACGAAACGAAAGAAGTTACTCTTTCAGAATATGTTTCTGATTGTAAGCATAGGGAACACGTGGACAGAGTAGAAGCAATAAAAGAAGAATTAAAAGACCATATTAAACCACAAGAAGTGGTAATGGATATGGTTCATGACACTATTTTAGTTGATAGAGAAAAATTAAAGTATTGGGAGCAACTTCACGCGCCCAAGGAGAATAAAAATGAAACCACTAATAGATCAAGCGAAACTACTACAGACCTTGGTTACGTCGTACGACGTTGAAGCGGGCGAGAAGGTCTCAGTAGCTAAGATATATAATATGATATTAAGCGCGCCACTTGAATATCATAGTGAAGGATATTGGTATCCAGCAATGGATGGAAATGGGTGGCGCTGCTCTATTTGCGGCCACGATATTTGTTATAATACATTCGAAGGCGATGATGAATGTTATTGTAAATCTTGTGGCTCATATATGGTTAATCATAATGAGTTTATGTTAGATAATAAAAAAAGGGAATTTGGATTAGTATGAGTAATTATATTTGTCCGCGTTGCGGGAAATCTGATTATTATGAATTATATAGGACGAGCACACTAATAGGATGGCAGCCGCACTATGTTAATGGGGAACTTGTAAATGAAGATCCTAATTATCATAATGTAGTATGCTGTTGTATTCAATGCGGCAAGCAGTTTTCTGCGCGCGAAGAACCAAAATTTTCGCGCACTCCAAGGCGCGATATTAAGGCCGATAGGGCTAAGTATGTTCAGGAAGTAATGACAAAGCATCAGTGTCCAGTATGCGGATACTTATACTTCGCATTTGCTGACGATGCAGAATGTCCTAATTGTAAGGGAGAATAATAATGAAAGAGATATTGTGTCGAGTATTAAATCGCCATAAATGGCAAGCATTAGGTACTTCTCGTGACGGTTTATATCGGCGCTATACTTGTACTAGATGCGGAATGGAAAAATGGCGAAGAATTTTTTCTTGACTTTTATTTAAATTTATATTATAATTTAATTGAAAGGAGCGAGAAGATGAAAATTTTTAAACGGTTCGAAGAAGAAGATTTGCGGCAATTGGTTGCAGAGAAGTTGCATATTGATATTAGTAAAGTAACTTCTAATTATACTGAAGAGTGGGAAGACGAACATTATGAACCGATCTTCTATATTGAGGTGGAAGAAGATGGAAGAGGATCGGATTGTTGATATATTAGTAACACTTGCCATACTACTTATTCTTATTCTTAAACTCTGTGGAGTTATTAAATTGTCTTGGTTTTGGATTTTATCACCAATTTGGATTGTACTTTTATTTGGCTTATTGTTGGCGTTGGCTTTTATGATTGTTATAATAATAGAAGGAGTATATTGGAAATGACTTTTGGTATTAATAAGGATATGTGTTTATTTTTTGTTGATGAAGAGAGACGGACTATCGTATGTAAGATTCCGAATACTACATACAAACTAATTGAATACCTTGATGAGAGGTTTGATTGGGATGATATTATGTTTGATTGTACTGAGAAGGTATTCGATGAACTAAAGATGCCTGGTTGGTTTATTGGCAAGGCTGTATGCGCTGATAATGATGAATGGGATGAAGAACTAGGCAAGGATATTGCTTTTATGCGCGCGAAGGATAAGTTCTATAAGTGCTTTTTTAAGCGCGCGCAGCAGTATGTAAATAGGATTGAACTGCGGCTGACTGAGCTATGTGATGAATTTAATAATATTGGTGAGAAAGTTAGCACTAAGATGAGTGATAAAAAGCGCTCCATTGATGAACGACTAGGAGATTAAGCGTGAATATACGATATTTTAAATTTGCCAAGCAAGCTTCTTTGAAGGCAACCTATCAAGGTTCTAATAATTTCGCGCCAGCTATTGGCGCCATTGCGGTCTATAAAGGAAGTATTGTAGCAGAGGCTTGGAACTCAGATAAGACTTCACCTTTGCAGGCAAAATATAATATATATCGTTTTCGCGCGAATACCCCAGACAAAACACATTGTGAAACTCAATTGGTACAGAAGCTCCGGTGGAAGTTTGGAAATAGCATTGACTGGGGCAAGGTGCATATTTATTTGTATCGAGCTCATAAAGATGGCTCACTTGCACTTGCTCGTCCTTGCGCTTCTTGCATCGCAATGTTTTTGGATTTTAAAATTAAACATATCTACTATACAACTGAAAATGGATATGCAGAAGAATATTTAAGCGGCAATTAAGCCGCTTATTTTTTTTATTTATTGGGAAAAAGAAAGAGTTGTTTTGTACTTTTGGAAATACAAAAATATAGAGAAAAGTCATTGTACTTTTCAATTTGAGAAAAAGGAGGTAATGGTATGGCTTATAGTCAACATACTTGGACTACAGGAGAACCTATTACATAGGAACGAATGAATCATATCGAGCAAGGTATCGGCGCGATAGATAGTACTGCAAGTGAAGCTTAGAGTACAGCTACTACAGCCAAATAGAATGTTAGTAGTTTATCGGAACAAGTAGAAGGCGTTTCTGATACTGCCTCACGTGCACTTAGAATAGCAGAACAAGCTAGATAGGATACAGCTGCTGGTACTAACGCTTGGACTTAGATTAAGGGAGTAATTACTATTGACCCTAATACAAATACTGTTTCTAAGAGTTTAAGTTAGGTTATTAATGGAATTACTGATGCGCTTGCGAGTACTGATAGTATCGCTAAAAAAGCACGAGATGATATAAGTTCAGCTATTTAGACATCCAATTTTGGTGATGCGACTGTATCTACTTTTAAAGGTAAGATAGAAAATATTATTGCACAAGTAAATACAAATAAAGAACAAATTGGTTCAGTAGTTAGTGAAATTAGTACGGCGCGATCAAGAAGTGGGCGTGAACCATTTCTTAATTTACAGGCTCGTATGAATAGTGAATATACTGAGTTTAGTGACTTTAAAACATCCATCGAAGATGCGTATAAATCTGCAGCATATAGTCAAGATTATACTACATTAGATGCTCGTTTAGAGGCAGATGAAAATCGTATTATTGATCTTAATAATAGTGCTTTAAAACCAGAAATGATTGTTAATGATTTTAGTTCTAATGATGCTACTAAAGTATTAAGTGCGGCTGCAGGACGTACATTACGTAATCTAATTGGTGGTACTTATGATGCAGAGAATACTGTTACTAAAGCTATCAATACTGCATTATCTGATGCTAAGACATATGCTGATGATAATAAAGTTGCTAAGACTGATGTATATAATGATTTAGATTATACAGCAGATGATAAGTATGTATTGGATGCGCGCCAAGGTAAAGCTTTAAATGATCGTTTGGTACCAGTTGAAACTGCATTAGAAGATGCATTGGCTTCTACTGTATTAGATCATGAGTATGAATCATTAGATGAACGCTTAGAAGCTATTGAAAGTGATAAGAAGGATATTAAAGATGAAGTGATTGCAGCAAGGACATCTTCTGTCGTGCGCACTCCGGGTGAAAACGATGGAGATCCAGATACTGATACAACATATGCTAATTTGGATGCACGTCTAGAAGCAATTGAATCTCACGCAGCCGCGGTTCGTACCGATGTTAATACTATTGCTAACGAATTAGCGATGGTAGATAATGATAATATTGTAAATACTAATACTAGAGTTGATACTCTAGAAAATGATTTACGTACTATGGCGGCAGAATTAGATATGCTTGATGGTACCGCTATTAAAGATACTAATACTAGAATTGATAGTATTGAAGGCGAGATTAATGCGGCACATCGTACTAATGATGATACTTTAAATGCTCGTTTTAGTGCAGTTGAATCAAGTGTTTCTGGTTTAAATTCTACTATCACTAATGCAGAAACTGGTCTTGCTAAGACAAAAGAAATTGCTGATGAAGCTTTAGATAAAGCAAATAAAGCGGCAGTTGCTACTGAAGTTACTAGCGCATTAGCGGGCAAGGCTTCTACTTAGAGTGTAAGTGATTTATCTGATAGAGTGACTACACTAGAAGAATCAGGGACTGTTGTAATAGATAATGTTACTTATGATAATGATGGTAATCCTAGTAATATAGGAACTACACCATCTCCAGATGTAGATTATTTATTAAAGAAAGGTGACAAATATTATTATTGGAAATATATTCCAAATAATACAGATCCAGTAACATATACATGGGCTTTAATCAGTGGTGGTTCTAGTGAAGGCGGCGGCGGAACCTCATCTGCATAGATTGTAGCTACTTTACCCGCGGCTGAAGCAGCTGATATAAATACTGATTATTATGTGGGAAATAATAATGATGGATATTTACACTATAGATTTATTACAGTAGAAGGTAATTTAAGATCTATTTTAATTGGTACAAATCCTACTAATATTAAACGATATAATATTACTAAGACACAAGGAAAAAAGAAAGTCTATGATGAAACTACTTAGACTTGGCAAACAACCGATGATGATTGTTATTATTTAAATCTATATGAATTTGGATATGGAGAATCTAATGCGGCTGAAGGCATTGATGATGAAGTAATGCAGCCTTTAGCTCAAATTGAACTTCCTGAAGGAGGCGGTGGTGGAAGCACTGTAACTACTACTCCACGTGTTGTCCGTATTACTCCATCTAATTTAACTACTGTATTAAATGAGAATCATATTTATTTACGATTCTTCTATTCTTCGGTTGATGCTACTGGTGAAACTCATGATGGTTCATATACACTACGTTATAATGGTGGAAGTATTATTGATTCGGGCACATTAGTTAGTGGCCCATATGATACAACTGTTACTACAGGTGTCTGGCCTGAAAATCCGGGACTAGGTTTCTATCAGATTGATGTTACTGAATATTGCCGCTTAGGAACTCAGACTTTTAATTTAAATGTAGTCACCAATGGACAAACTATTCCACGTATATGGAATATTACAATTCAAGAATTAAGATTAGAATCTAGCGCCCCAGAGTCATAGCTAATTGAAGCCGGTAATAGCATTCAATTCCCATATGTACCTTTTGGTACAATGACTAAAACTTTATTTGTAGAGATTGATGGTGTTGATCGACCAGAATTAAGGTAGTCTATTGGTGGAGCAATCTCTGGTTCTCCTCAAGAGTTAGCAATTCCAGCGCAAGCACATGGTGCGCATACCATCAGTATTTATCTAAAAGCAGAATTGAATGGCCAAGAAGTAACTACTGACACAATTACTCGTGATTATATTTGGTATGATGCAGAAGATGAAGATGTTGCGGATGTTATTATTGCTTCTCCTTATCGTGGAAAGTCTATAACGGTTGAACAATATGAACAGTTAGATATTCCATATACAATTTATAATCGTTTATCTAGCACATCTGCTGTAAATTATTACGAAGGCGATACGCTATTAGATACAGTTACAGTTACAAATAATGGAATTTTTTCTTATGCATTTGAAACATTTGGTAATAAGACAGTTCGTATTGCTGTGGGAGAGACTTCTTTATCTTTTAATGTTATAGTAACAGAGTCTTCCGCGGATATTGCTCCCGTAACTGGTGCAGTAATTAATTTTGATCCTACATCTCTTACTAATAATTCTGTTAATAGACTACCAACATGGACATATAATAATCAAACATATCATATGACTGTTTCTGATAACTTTAACTGGGCAAATGATATTAGTGGCGGCGGCTATAAAGAAGATGTAGATGGAAAATGCTTCGTTATTAAAGCAGGTACTTATGCTGAAATTGATTATAAAATGTTTAAATAGGCAGTAGATAATACTGATCCAGAGAATCCAGTCTTTACCAGTTCTGTTTTTGATAAGGGCGCAGAAATGAAGATTACATTCAAGGTTGCGGCGGTACGTGACGCAAGTGCGGTCTGGTTCTCTAACGTAGGTAATCCTTCGAGCACCAATCAGATGCCAATTGGTATTCAACTTAGTGCACATCAAGGGTGGTTAAAGACAAGCGCTGCTGACGCGGCCGAAAAGCAAGCGGCTCTAGAAGGCACGACAGTATCTACAAACTCTTATCTATACTTCCCTTATTCCGAAGAAGATAAGATTGAATTAGATATCAGTATTAATAAGTCCGGTAACAGCGAAGACTTTATTATGTCATATGAAGATGGTGTGCCATCTAAAGCATATTCATATGAAACCTCTGAAATATTATATCATGAGGCAGGTAATGAATCAGTTATTCGTATTGGATCTCCTGATTGTGATGTATATATTTATAAACTTCGTATTTATGATAAAGCCTTAAATACTAGTGAAATTCTTCGTAATTTCATTGCAGATGGTAAGACTATTATAGAAAAAGTAAATCGTTATAATCGTAATAGTATCTATTATGATTCTACTAAGCCAGAAGGAAAACGTTTTACTCCTTATAAAATTGGTAATGCAATCTTAGATCCAGAACAATTGGCTAAGAAGATGCCTGATGTTAAGATTTTAATGTTGGAAGCGCCAACTTTCACTAAAAGTAAGAAGACATTTGTCAAATCTAGTTTACGCTGTATTCACGCTGAAGGCGGAACTATTTATCCATCACGTGGCGATGAAGATAACTGGCTATTCCGGAATGGTTATCATAGTGGTCAAGGAACAACATCTGATAACTATGGACAATCTTCTCGTAATGTAGACTTCTTATTTGAATGCGATGGTATTAATAGGCCATCTGATAAAGTTGAAGCAGAATCTAATTATGTTTCTAATCTTATTAAAGGCGCAGATAAGTCAGTATTAAATCCAACGACAAAAAGTTGGACACCAACAGTTGACGCGGTAGTCGAGATGTGTTCTGGGTGGAAAAAGAATGATGCGAAAGTTTCATTAACTGCTACTTCCGTTCCTAATAATTACTTTAACTTAAAAGTTAATGTTGCTTCTTCTGAAAATGTTAACAATGCATTATTTTAGAAGAGATATAATGATTTCTTACCATATATTTCACCAGCTAAAGCTCGTGATAGCCGTGTAAAAAATGATATGGAATTCGTTCCTGCTATATTATTTATTCGTGAAACTGATACTACTAAGGATGAAAACGGCAATTATACAAAACACTTAGAGTTTAATGATACTGAATGGCATTTCTATTCATTAGGAAATATTGGTGATTCTAAGAAAACAGACTATACACGTGCATATTATCCAGATGATGAAAATGAATTTACCGTGGAAATTTCTGATAATAATACCCCTAACTCTCAATTCCAATCTGGCGTTTATATTAGTAATGATGAGCGTATTGTTGAAACTTCAGATAGTGGTATTAACTCTATGAATTATATTTGGGATATTACTGATGAAGAATGGAATGCTCAACGAGATCCTACGGAAAAAGAAATTGACCACGATTATCGTGTAGATGAAGAAATCGAAAAATATGAAGATGGTACTGATGTAGAAAATAATTTAACACATTATATTCTTCCAAATGGTAAAGTATATGTAAATTATAGACATCGTATGTTAAGTGGAGATCCATTTGATGGAGATCATACTTTTGAATTCCGTTATGCTAGTTGCGGTGATTATCGTGATGGCAAAATCGTTAATCCTAAAAAGGATGATTCAGATCCCGAAAGAGCCGCACGTTATAAACAAATTAAAGCTTAGGATAAACGCAATCGTGCAATAATTGAGGCATTCTATGAATGGATTATTACTGCTTCTAATAGTGAATTTGTTAATGAACTTGCAGAATGGTGCGTACCTGAAGCTTTAGAATATTTCTATGCCTTCACACATTTTTATACAATGATGGATAACCGCGCAAAGAATACTTTCTGGCATTTTGCTAAAACAGGTATTCCGCGTCAAGTACATCATCCACACCCAGCATTATTACATGTATATACTGAATTAAAAAATGGAGAATATGTGCCTACCGAAGATACTGAAATTGATCCAGAAAAAACTTATTATACCGAATATGCTTTTGATCTATGGGCATATGATATGGATACTGCTGCAGGTATTGATAATAATGGTGAATTAATCTTCCCATATGGTAAAGAAGATACAGATTATCGTTAGGCAGGTGTCTCTTCTTCAGGCTATGTATTTAATGGTGCTGGTTCAATTATTTGGCGTCGTTTAAGTCAAAGCTTTACTAGTGAAATTGCTAATATCTTTGATAGAGTTAATGAAGCTTCTTGCTTTGATGCTGCAAGTCTTATTACACAATTTGATAATTTCTAGAATTGTTATCCAGAAGAAATGTGGCGCTTAGATATTGAACGCAAATATATTAGAACATTTACCGGAAAAGTGTATGATAATTGTAAATTAACTGATACAGATGGAAACACAAAACAAAATACACGTTTCTTAAAAGAAATGATGCAAGGACGTAAAAAATATCAACGTCGTCAATGGGTGCGCGATTAGGGCATTTATTTTGGTAGTAAATATATGCTTAGTAATGTACGTAATAATACTATTGAAATGGTATGTTATACTCCGGATGCACCATTATGGAACTCGCGCGGATATACATATTAGGAAGATGGTACCGATCGTTATCGTGCTTTCCAACCTGGTGATTTTACTTTCTATGGACCAGAAAACAATAGAAAATTATATAAGTGTTTAGTTGGTAATACAGATAGTACATTTGATGTTACTAAATGGGCAGAAGGAGTAACACCAGATTATCAGTTAAAAATTGTGCCATATCAAGATATGTACATTAATGTTGCTGTTGGTAATGGTAATTTACGCACTCCTTAGCGTGCGGTTGCTGGATAGGAATATACAATTGACTGTACCGCTAATATGAATGAAACTCGTATATATATTTATGCTGGTAGTTATATTCAAGCATTAAGTAATCTTGCTCCATTCTATATTGGCGCAAATATCTTTAGTAGTGCAGCGCGCCTTAAGAAATTAGATCTTGGTACTGATAATCCAACTTATCATAATACAAACTTAAATAGTTTAACTATTTTACCGAATATGCCAATTCTAGAGGAATTAAATATTAAGAATTGTGATAATCTAAATACGCCTATTAATTTAAGTGGAAGTAATAATTTAAGAATAGTAGAGGCAGAAGGTAGTATTATTCCAAGTCTAAGCTTACCGGCTTATACTTCTATTGAAACTTTACATTTACCATCTACTATTAATATCTTATCACTTTAGTCTGCACGCCATTTGACTGATTTTTATATGAAAAATAAGACAACTGGTCTAGAAGATTATACTAGCTTAATTAATATGAATATTACTGATAGTGATTATTCTACAAATATTAATTGGATAAATATTGCTTTAGCGGCATTACCTCATTTAAATACTTTATATTTATAGAGCTTAAGAAATTCTTCTATTGGTAATATTACAGAATTAGAACCTTTTGCAGAAAAGAAGGCCGAAATAGAAACTCAGTATGATGATTATGGTAATTTAATTAATAAACTAAATCTATCTGGTATTATTAATGTTACTGGTAGTTGGTCAACTATTGAGAAATCTCAATATGGCGCTCCTAATGGTATATGGCCAAACTTAGAGTTTAATACTATTGCTGAAAATGAATAGACTAAATGTAAAGTCACATATTATCATTCTGGATATTGGAAGAATGGTATATATGTTGAACCTACAGTTATAACTACTTAGTTTATTACTGTTGGAGATGTTGTACCTGATATTTATGAAGGGCGTCCAAAGAGTGAACTTCCTTATAGAGAACCCACTGTTGAAAGCATATTTACATTTGGTGGATATGATGAAAATACAAATTACATGCCTTATACTGGATGGACCAAGAATGCTAATGAAAGCACCGCTGAGCCATTAGGTGATATAAACGGTAATGGAAATTCCGCAAATAATAGATTAAGAGTATCTATTAATGATGGAAACGAATTAAATCTTTATACATATTATAGTAAGTCAAAGCATAAATATACTGTACGTTGGTTATTAGATAATGAGGTAATTAGTACTCGCGCAAACCAAGACTATGGTGAAGGATACGACTTAGAGGCGCCTACTGTAGCTTAGATGCGCCAAAATGGAAAAACACTTGTTAAAGATTTTAAATTTAACAATAATGGCACCGTTAGCTATAAGATCTTTGATGGATGGAGTAAATTACCTACTAACATTAGCCCAACCGAAGCAGAAGCTTTAACAAGTAATTATGATATTACAGCGGTATGGAAAGAAGTAACAAAAACATTAGACGATAATGATCCAAATAGTGTTTTCTATGATACTTCAAATATTACTGCAGAATAGTTATTAGTATTAGCTCATATGAATTCAGTTGATCGCGCAGGAAAAGCTCTTACTATTGTTCCACAAAAAACATTTACCTATCAAATGGGATATGATAGTAAAATTACAGGTACAGAATTATTCTCTAATGTCCGATTAACTACTAATAATTATAGCAATAATGAAATAGCGCCATTCGCGCAAAAAGTTAATGATAAAGGCTTTACTATTGCTATTGACTATTAGTTTGGCATCGCAACTAATTCTACTTATCCAGAAGTCTTAGTAGGATGTTATGCTAAAGATAATACTGGCAGTAATATTACTGGATTTGCTTTATATCGTGGATATGATAGCGCACGTGGTGGAACTGGTATTAATGTATGCTATAATATTAGTCCTAATAATAATAATTCTACTTAGAGAAAGAATATAGGTGATGCTTCTCATAGAAATATTATTGTTTTACGTCGTCCTAAAAATCAAAATACATTATATATTTATTCTGCGCGTTCTAACAATGCTACGACTTCTTTAAATACAAATATTTAGATCGAATCTATTCCTTTAGCTTCTTCAATTGTATTTAATGATGATGCAAAAATCTGTATCGGAAAGTTAAGATCAGATTTAGATGATAATAATTTATATTCATCTAGCGAAGGAAATAATACTAGAAGTGCTCAAGGTAGTATTTATTGGTTAAAGTATTGGGATGAAGATCTAGGAGCAGGAGAATGTAAGTCTCTCGCGGCTTGGCCTCATGAAAGAATGACAGCTATGATAGTAGCATAGAATTCAACAGCCACTAATGAATCAGATAAGTTAAATCTATTTATGCATAATTTAAATGGTTCAAGCCATATGAATGTCTGGCAAAATAGATTTGTAGAAGGTAATTAGGAAGCAGAAAAGGGCTGGGATACTTCTATAATGAGAGATATCTGTATACAACGTATTTTCCCTGGTCTTCCAATCGAATTATAGACAATAATTAATGCGCCTAGAATAGGTTATTATAGATATCACCGTACTCAAGGCTCTGATGGTAATTCATTAATTACACTTGGTGAAGTTTATAGTGATCAAGGATTTGTATATCCACCTTCTGTAAGTAGTATTAATTATACTTAGTATGCTAGATATGCGGCAGAATCTATTATTGAGCGTACAGGCGCGAATAGAGAAACAACTTCCGATATTACTCCTTATATATGGACAGGAACGGCAGCGACTAGAATTATTGCATACGAGCCCGCGTCTTATACTTCTCAACAAATTACTTGGAATTCTATTAGTGCTTCTAATAATTGGTTAAATATTCGCTTTAATGAATGGCCATTATTAACTACTACTCCAATGCGTGTATTCGTTATAAAGAGTGGAAAGTTAACTCCAACATATTATTCAGCAATTAATGATAGTGTGAATGATAACGGAGAACCTATAGCTATACAACAAAATGATATTGTTATTGATGTAAGTGATGATAATATCGTATAGGGTGTATATATGTATATGAATAGCACGACATAGAATACTTATGCTATATAGACTAAACCTCAAGAACCTAATTCAAAATTTATTACTGGTACAGACACAGGTAGAGTTGGTGGATGGATTCAAAGTGTGCCGTATGTTACACGTTCTGCGACAGATGAAAGTGGAACATATCCTAATTTTATCTATATTAAAGTAGATGGTACTGTATTATCTCCTTCTGGAAACGGAGATACTTCAAGCATATAGGGTCTACAAACGATAGATTTCTCATTTGCTATTTAATTAATAGGAGAGATAAGCCTAGCTTATCTCTCCTCCTTTTGGAGGATTGAATATGAATTATTATAAATTAATTAATGATAATAAAATTATAGGGGTAGTTTCTTCTGTAGATTTTATTAAATATTCTCCAATTGTTGATTGCTATATGCGTACAACCGAACTAGATGGAGAATATGTAAATTACAATGATCAACTATATAGAAGTACTTGGATGCACCCTATTTCATTTAGTTCCATTAAATATCAAGAAGTAAATATTATTCAAATTACTCAGTCTGAATATGATATTTTTATTGAAGCTTTAAAGGAAGATAAAGAAATAGAAGAAGAAACAGAAGAGGAAATTGTTCCTCCTTCTCCAGTTCCTAATCCTATAGATCCAATTGAAGATATCACATTATAGAGTTTAAAAACAATGAAACTTAATGAAATGTCCTACGCTTGCCGCAAAGCAATAGAGCAAGGTTTCGATTTGATATTACGCGGCGAATCTCATCATTTTTCATTAACCACTCAAGATCAATTGAATTTAATGAATATAGATACTACATAGGAATTAATTCCTTATCACGCAGATGGAGAATCATATACCTACTATACAGCAGATGAAATTAAATAGATTATTAAAGCCGCAAATGACCATAAAGTATATCATACTGCATATTATAATTCTTTGAAAGAATATATCAATACTTTAGAAACAATTGAAGATATCGCGGCGATTACTTATGGAACTCCAATTCCAGATAAATACAAGTCTGAAGTTTTAAAAGTATTTGAAGAATATACTCAACCCTTCCATAGCTAAATGCTATGGAAGAGTTGATTTATAAATGGAGGAAAATATTATGGAAAATAAATTTTTTGTACATCGTATTTATAGAACAGGAGAAATTTATACTAAAGGTATTGAAGTGCATGACACTGCAGATAATGCTATTCGTTCTTTTCATAGTGTAATGAAGATGGGTTATAATAATCCTTCTTATCCTGATATAAACTTTATTTCCTGTATGGTTACTAATGAGAACGATGAAATCTTACCAGGGTATAATGAAACTTGGAGTACAGAAAGTATTAATGATTTTTTTGTTCATTACATTAGACATGATGGCGATACATATACAAAAGGCATAGATGTATGCAATAATTTTGCAGATGCGCTTCGTTCTTTCCATACATATATGGAATTTGGACATAACAATCCTAAATTCCCAAATATTACTATGGTTTCCAGTAAAGTTACTGGTAATAAGAATGCAGTTTATAAGAAGGAATCTTGGGTCGCTGCAGAACCTGAAGTAACAGAATAAGTTTAAATGGAGGCGATATTATGGCAAGAAAAATTACGGCCGCCGCATTACAGTACAGTAAATGGCTAAGCCGCTTTATTTGTTGGGTTTGGGCAATATATCGCTTTGTTGTTATTACTTTAGCCGCACTAGAACCTTCTGCGGCGGATGCATTAGTATCTACTGTACAAGGCATAGATACTATTATGTTGGTAAATGAAGGGACATATTTAGTTAATAGCCTTGGTGAAAAGTATATATATAGTGATAAGTTTGTATTAAAATGGCTTGATAAAGGCGGCTTTAAGCACTTAATTAACAAGGCTATTGGTAATGAAGAAACAGAGGAGGTGGAGATAGATGGCGACGATACAAACGGCTGATTTAATTGCTAAGTTTTAGTATGCATTAAATAATAAGTGGGGATATATTTTAAAAACATGGCATACTCTTTGGACTAAGGAACTACAAGATGAAAAAGTTTGCTTTATGAAGAAAAATTATGGCGAAAAATGGATTGATAATGAGAAAGCAAAAGAGAGTAGCAGTTATACTGCCGCACGATACGGCGAAAAATGGATAGGGCATTGGGTAACTGATTGTTCTGGCTTATTCTATTGGGCCTTTAAAGAGCTTGGTGGCTATATGTATCATGGCTCCAATACAATGTGGAATAAGTATTGCGTTTCTAAAGGCAAGTTAAATAAGGGAAAAAGAACTGATGGACAAGAACTTAAGCCTGGTACAGCAGTGTTCGTTCTAAAGAATGGTGACGATCGTTCCCACGTAGGTTTATATATAGGTAATGGCCTCGTCATTGAAGCCTCTGGTACTTAGAGTGGTGTAATTACCACTAAAATTACAAATTCAAAATGGTGTGAATGGGGAGAATTAAAGGGTGTAAAATATGCATCTACTCCTTCTACACCAGCTAAAAAGGAGGAGAATAAAGTGAGTGAATTAGTTGTGGGTAGTGCTGTTGTTAATGCAGAAAAAGTAGCACTACGTAAAGATCCTTCCACGCAAGCAAGCGTGCTCACACGTGTTAATAAAGGCGAACGTGTATAGGTATTACCTAATACAGATGAATGGCTACGTGTATCTTATCAAGGAAGAGTAGGATACATGATGAAGAAATTTTTAACTCAGTAAGGAGGTAAGCATATGGATATTATTGATATCTTACTAGCTAAGAAAATGACTTCTCAAGGCCAAGTTGATACTTACGCGGCAAAAGCCAAAGCCGCCGCAGAAGACGCAGTAGCCGCGAGAAATGATGCTGATGCGGCAGTACAAACTGTTACTGATGCGGCGGATACAATTACTGCTACTTAGACAAGAGCAGATGCTGTATTAGATTAGGCTAATAGTACAATTGCAGACCTTAATGCCGCGATTGAAGCTATGGAAGATTAGGGATTAGATGTAGATGCGGTTGATAATGAAATTAAGAGAGTACAACTTACTAAAGAATCCGATAATACTTCTAGCGCAGTAACTACTAATTTAGAATTAAAATATCCTGATAATTCTACCGCTAATATTAGCGCAGTAGATAAGAATTATAAAACTACAGGTACTAATGAAGATGGCGGTATGACATAGAAAGCAATTACTGAAGCTCTCGCGGCGAAAGCTAATAGTGCAGATGTAGCTACTAAGTCATATGTCGATAGCGCTATTGCCGCAATTCCAACTACTGGCGGTACTACTGACTTAGGTGGTAATAATGCTGGCAGTATCGTAGTAATTGGTGAAGATGGTAATATTAAACCTGGCGAAGTATCTGAAGACGCAATCATTGAAGCTCTAATTAAAGCGGGCACATATGATATTGAGAATGCAATTGGATTAGAAATTGATTATGCTAATTCAGCATTTAAACGCACACAAGAAGCCGAAGGAAAAACTAAGGGCGCAGACTTCAATGCTTATGTAATGTATAGCGGCAGAATGCGTTGTAATGTATCTGATAATGGCGAAATTACTGCTTTCTATGGAGATTCCAACTATAAAGATGATGGTTCTAATGGTCAAGTTATGATTTATCAACCTAAATTCTATTATCAGCGTACTCCAATTAAAACTGAAACGACTAGTTTTGGTAAAGCAATTCGCAAAGAAGCACTAATCATTTCTACCAAAAAGCAGACTGGATTTAAATGTCATCCAATCTTTATGGATGGAGATACAGAATTGGACTATGTATTATTACCAGCATATGAGGCTAGCGTAGATGAGAATAATAAACTAAGCTCTGTTGCCGGAGTCAAGCCGATATCTTATATTTCCATTGATTAGGCCGAAGCATATGCGCAAGCGCGCGGTACGGGTTGGCACATTACTAACCTCGCGGCCGAATCTGCTAATTAGATGTTAGAGATGGTTGAATTTGGTACTTTAAATTCTTAGGCAGCATTAGAAGCAGGTATTACTAGTATTAGTTCTACTGCAGGTACAAGTTGTGCTTCTTTAACTGGCTCTACTGCTAGTTTGGGTAATAGTACAGGTGCGGCTTCCGCTACTACTAATGAAATTAATGGTAACACCGTATCATATAGTTCTGCTGGTACTCGCGCGATTAGCTATCGTGGTATGGAGAATCCTTGGGGTAATTTATGGAAGTTTATTGGTGGCTTTAATATTGCGCGTAGTGAAAGTACGAATGGCGGCGTACCGCAAGTATGTACCAGTCTAGACTATGCCAATGGTACTTATGAACAGTTAGGATTTAAATTACCAACATCTTGGGGTTGGATTTCCGCTATGGGGCAATGCGATACTAAATATGATTGGGTATTCTTACCAATTGAATGTAATGGTACTAGCGCATTACCTGTTGGCGATATTCTATATGTCAATACTTCTGCTATTGGTACTTTAATTGGTACATTAGGTGGAGCTTGGAGTTTCCAAGAACGTGCGGGCGCATTTGCCTATGCTTGCGACCATTTAAAGACTGATAGTATGCAGTATCAATATGGTGCGCGTTTAATGTTTAAACCCACTAAGAACGCAGTTTATAATGCAAATGTAAATAAGTGGATACAGAAAGTAGGAGGTTGATAATATGGTAGACTATGGTAAAGTATTAAGTAGGGAGAAGCCATAGGAAGTTACTATTACTGCTTCTTCTGTATTTGTTGCTAGTGACATTCAACCTTTTACAAAAGAGATTGAAGGTTATATTGAAGAAGGATATGAATATAATTTAAAAGAGTATAGCACAAGTGAGTATTTACTTCATCAGGATGAAAAGGTGACTTCTTTAGAAGAAGAACTCAAGGCCGCAAAAATTCTATTAGGAGTTGATTAAGTATGACATTAATTGAATTAGCGCAAAAATTGCGTCCCTATATAGAGAAAGCCGCAACTTCGTTATCTGATGAAGATGCGCTTGAGGCTACTAACTTATTTCCTAATTGGCATTCTAATTAGCCATATAAGAAAGATGAAAGAGTGCGCGATGAGGGCATTTTATACAAATGCCTTCAGCCGCATACTTCATAGGATACTTGGGCGCCAAGTGTGGCACCAAGCCTATGGGCGAAAGTATTGATTCCAGATCCAGATGTTATTCCTGAATGGGAGCAACCCGACAGCACTAATCCTTATATGATTGGTGATAGAGTTATGTTTAACGGATTGGTATATGAAAGTGTAATTGATAATAATATCTGGAACCCAACACAGTATCCCGGAGGATGGAAGCAAGTAAATACTTGACATCATATTATCCGATATGATATAATAAAAGAAAAAGGGAGGTAATATTACAGTGAATATTACTCAAATTTTACTTGGTATTATTATTCTAATTGGTGGTCTAATTAGTTTATTTGTAGTACCATATATTAAGACACACGTATCTGCTGAGTAGCTTGCGATTTTAGGTGGAATCGCGCAGACAGTTGTATATGCAGCAGAGAAGATTTTTGGCGCGAAAATGGGCAAGGATAAGTTAGCATATGCTTTAAATCTTGCTTAGAAATTATTAGCTTCTAAAGGTTTATCCTTTGATGAAGACGTTATTCGCGCGGCAATTGAATCTCAAGTACAGCAATTAAGTATTGAGAAATCAACTGCTGAAACTCCATTAGTAACATTGACAGCGCCAGCAGCAGAGGGGTAATAATGGAAGAATTTGGATGCCCATATTGTTGGGACGCGCGCAAGCGCAAAGAAAAAGATGTTTTATGGTTCTTTGATGCAGCAAATAATTTAAGAGAGTGTGATTACTGTCCTAAATGCGGCAGAAAGTATGGGGAGGAACCAGTGAATGAATAGTTGGAATCAGAATTAGAATCAGAATAATATGATGGTAGGATAGGCGCAATTTAATCCTTATAATTCCTGGGGTGTATAGCCTCGTATGTTTAACTCACCATTGCCAACATATCGCGCTGACCCAATTCAAGGAGAAAATGCTGCGTGGCAATTCCCTATGGGGCCCAATAGCGAAATTTATTTACCAGATAATGACAAGGATATTATTTGGTGGATTAAAACAGATCCAAATGGTAATAGAATAGTAACACCTTTTGATGTTAAATTACATCAAAAAGAACAGCCAGTTGATACGCAAGATTTAGCCGCGAGACTCGCCGCTGTGGAGGAATGGATAAATGCCAAGTCTAATAAGTCAAATGCGAAACGGACAAATACAGCCGCAAATGCCGCCGCAACAACAGCTACCGATACAATAGGTTAAGGGTATGATGCAATAGTTGAAAAATGCATCTAATCCTTAGCAAGTACTTATGTCTATGATTCAAAACAATCCTTAGTTTGCGCAAATCACGCAAATGATGAAAGGTGCGGGTGGCTTAGAGCCATTAGCAAGACAAATGGCGCAATAGAAAGGAATTAATTTGGATAATTTAATATAGGAATTAATTGGAGGATAATAATATGAATACAATTATCTTTAATGATACTGTTAGTCTCGGTGTCAATAGTTTTAATAAGTCTGCAAATTTTATGGGCGATGAAGTAAATTAGAGCGGTTATGCTAATGTTAATACCGATTCTACCGATGCACTATATGAATTAGCAGAAACCGGTATTTCCAGCATTAAAATTTTACACGATGAGACTCAGATTTATGAAAGTACTAATTTAGTAGGTCATGTAACAAGTATTTCTGAATATCTTAATGGCGATAGAATGTCAATTGACATCAATTTTTCATTTGAATAATTAAATTAGAGGAAGCGTGAGCTTCCTCTTTTTTTATTTATGGAGGTTTTATTATGGCTAATATTATGACTAAGAAAGGCGCGTTAGATAATGTTGTAACTTATGAACATATATGCGATACTGCCGCGGATATGGCAAATATTGATAGTAATTATATTACTTTAGGTTCAGTATGTATTGTATTAAATGGCGATGGCGGCTCTTTAGAAGCATATATGGCAGATAGCCAGAAGCAGTGGCATCTCCTATAAGAAAAATTTAAGCCCGTGAAAAAAATACATTGATTTCTTCTTATTCATATTACTAAATTATTAGAGGGCTTGGCCCTAAAATGAAATATAAGGAGGAATGGACCATGGGTGAAAATGGTTTAAGTGCTTCTGATGTAGCTTTAATGTCTCGTGACGGAGATGGCTTCGGCAATGGTTGGGGTGGAATGATTTGGTTATTTGCTATCCTAGCTATGATGGGCGGTGGATTCAACGGTTGGAATCGCGGTTATCAGCCACAGTATGCAACACAGGATTTCGTACAGAATGGTTTCAACTTTAACGATCTTCAGGATCAGAATAGAGACATTATGCAGGCTATTAATTATGGTGCTTCTCAGTCCATAGCAACTACTAATCAAGTATATCATGATCTAATGAATGGTCTATCTGATAAGTACAACGAATTACAGCGTGATATTGCTGGCCTAGCTGTAGGACAGGCAAATCAGCTCGCTCGCTTCAATGAATGTTGCTGCCAGACACAGGCCGCAATTCAACAGGCAAATTATGAAGCCGCAATGCGTGATGCCGCTACTAATGCAAACTTTACTTCTCAGATTCAAGGCTTAAAGGATATGATTAAAGACGACAAGATGGATGCTATGCAGAATCGTATCAATCAGCTTGAACTTCAGAATCAATTACAGGGCGTTGTAAGATATCCAAATGGTTGGACTTATAATGCTGGTACTTCTCCTTTCTGCGGTGGATGCGGAAATATGTAATGAGTGTATTTAGTACACCTTGTTGTGATTAAGATATATTAGGCGTACTATATATTAGTACGCCTTATTTTTTTATATAGTAAGGAGGTTATATTATGTTACAAGCTTATTCTAGTAATTTAGCAGTTGAAGCAAACGCCCCTTTTACTTTTAATAGTGTATATATTGATAAAGGATGTGGCGAACGTCTAGTAGGTACATCAACTATTGCTTTAGAAAAACGTGGTATTTATTTAGTTCAAGTTGATGGATTTGCTACTCCCGATGCCGCAACCGAAGTAAGTGTACAATTATACGTAAATAATGTTCCATAGCCACAAGCAATTTCTACTTTTGTGCCAGCATCTGTAACCGATACTCGTACATTTGGTTTTAAAACTCTTGTACGTGTAACAGAGAATAACTGTAATTGTAATTGTTTAACTAGCCCAACAACTTTACAATTTATGAATGGTGATACTGCACTTAGCGATGCACATATCAATGTCGTAACTACATTACTCAGATAAACGGAGGTATTGGTATGACAATTGATGAAATTTTCAGTAAGCTTGCAACGCATATGGTTGAGGGTATTATGATTCATGATGAGATGGCAAATGCGTATGATTTCTTGGGCTTACGCGGCTTTGCGAAATGCCAAGATTTTCATCATATTGAAGAAACTAATAACTATCGTTGCTTAGTACATTATTTTTCTACTCATTATCATAAGTTAATTTAGTTAGGAGATATTCCTAAGCCTTAGATTATTCCCGCTACTTGGTATAAGTATAGTACAACCGCGGTTGATGTCGGTACTAAGAGAAATGCGGTTAAAGATATGATGACTAAGTGGGTAGAATGGGAACGTGATACAAAAAAATTATATTAGGAAATGCGGCAAGAGCTATGTGCTTTAGGAGAAGTAGCGGCCGCACTAAAACTTGATTGTTTTATATGCGATGTTGATAAAGAGTTAATACACGCAGAAAAAAAATGGATAATTTTAGAAACAATCGGGTATGATATTAACACAATAATTAGTTGGCAGGAGCCAATGTATGATAAATATAAAAAGAAAATAGGGTGGTGATGTAAATGATTAGGTTAGTACAGAGGAAATTGATAATTCCTCGCGGTGATACGGGGAGTCTTACAGTTCCTGCACTAATTAACGCCGCCCCAGATGATGTCTTAATTTTTTCTATTCTAGATCCGGTTAAACATACTAAAGTATTTGAGAAAACAGTATAGGCAGAAAATGGAATTATCACAATCGCATTTACACATAGTGATACGGTTAATTTAATGCCGGGTAAATATGTATGGGATATTAAGTATTACGCAGAGCCCGTATATGCAGATGGCAAGTTAATAGATGGGGTTGAAGTTGATTCATATTATGCCGCATTTGGCTTACCTGTATGTGAGATTAGAGGTACTGGAGATAACTTGTTGATGTCTGATGATGCTCCGACGGCTACGTTATCTCCAGCCGCAATTAACTTAGTTACTGCGGCTTTAGCTACTGTGCGCGAATACTTAGAACAAATTGAATAGAATATGGCTAAATATGTAAAACACGAAGAATTGTAGCCATTAAGTAATGAAGAAATAGATGAAATAACAGGAGGAATCTGATATGGCGAATACTAAAAAGTTTTTAGACAGTGCCGGTACTAGTCATCTATGGAATAAAATAGTTGCAGAATTAAATAAGAAAGCCGCTATAGCAGATTTAGCAGCGGCAGCTACCTCCGGTGCGGCAGGAGATATTAGTTTAGTAGATACTGGAAATTACTATACTGGTACTTCTGTTGAGGCCGCATTACAGGAAATAGGTAATTCCCTAGAAACTGTAGGCACAGTTAGTATTAGCGAGACCGAAGGTTCCGGTAATGTGCTAAAGGTATATACTTTAACACAGCGTGGGAATACTATTGGGACTATTAACATTCCAAGAGATTTAGTTGCTACTTCTGGCACTATTGTAAATGAAGATGAAAATGGAGACGCGGGAATCTTCCTGCGTCTCGTTATTGCGAATAGTGATCCTATTTATATAAATGTTGCAAGCTTAGTAGAATATAATGGGGTTACTGATAGTGAGGAAATTGAATTTACTGATGTTAATCATTAGATTAGCGGCAGTATTAAGGTTGGTAGTATTGGGAAGAATAAGTTAGATAGCGCTGTATAGACTTCTTTAGGATTAGCGGATAGCGCGCTATAGCCTAGTGATATAGTAGAAGGAAGTACTAATGGTACTATTGCGGTGAATGGCGTGGATATTGCTGTTCATGGATTAGGCACTGCCGCTTATACTAATACAACTGCTTATGATGCTGCCGGAGAAGCACAAGCATCATATGATGCAATACTTGCGCTAACTCCTACTGAAATCAATAATGCTATTGCCGCAGCTCAAGGAGAGTGATTGGTATGGCATTTTAGGATAAGAAATTTTTAGATGCCGAAGGGATTACTCATCTAGTAAAGTTGCTAGATGAGTATCCTAATAATTAGGTTTTGGGAAGCGTAATTGATGCGATTGAAGGGGAATTGGAGTAGAAAGCGGCAAAGAGTGAAATACCGGAAGTGCCTGTGCAAGACGTGCAAGTTAATGGTACATCTGTACTTCAAAATGGAATAGCGAATGTACCACTGGCAAGTTCAAACGAATTTGGTGTAATTAAGCTTGGCGATACTTTATCTATAAACGCGGCCAATAAGGTCAATGCTAAATCCTCATCGAGTACTGTGGTTAAGATAGGTGCTGCATCTGGTAGTTTTATTACGCCGGAACATCAGCACGAAGCCACATTTTACGGCCTCGCTAAAGCGGCGGGCCATAACGAGAAAGATTCCGCCGAATCTCTTGGTACTTACACCGACGAAGCAAAGACCGCTATCCAGAACATGCTGGATGTGCCGTCTAAGTCAGATATCCCAGAAGTCCCTGTACATGATGTACAAGTCAACGGAATTTCGGTTCTTCAGGACGGAGTTGCGAATGTACCTGTAGCGAGCGGAACTGTATATGGCGTTGCTAGAGTATCTGGAGCAATGGGAGTAGATATAATAAATGGCTTTTTAACAATGTCTTCAGCTGAATCTCAATATATTCAAGGCGGAACACATGCAAGAAAAGCTATTACTCCAAAATACCAACATGAATCCACCTTCTACGGTCTCGCCAAAGCCGCCGGTGATACGACTCAGTCTCAGTCTTCAAACTCAGTCGGCACTTATACAGCTGAAGCCAAAGCGGCCATCAAAACTATGCTCGGTGTCGAAGAAGGACTTAAGGTGGTGAGGCTGATATGATGTATTTGGGAGATAAGGCGGTTGGATTAAATCATATATTTACATAGATTGGTTCAGCTGCGAAAATTGAAACTGGTATATACATTCCTACAGATAGTACGCATTCTTCGTTTGAAATATAGCATTCACTTGGAAGTATGCCAGATTTTATACTCTATTGGACTGAATCAAGTTCAACTGCATCAACTATTAGTTAGCCACTATATGGAGTAATAATGCGTGTAAATTCTAGTACAATTAGTGGAACTGCCGCTATGTATTTATTAAGAACGAATGGCCAAGGTAGTAATGGTACTACATCTGGTACTGCCACTCAAGCCACTGCATGGATGAATGATACTATATTTAAATTAATATGTACAAGTAGTAGTACTTTTCAAAAAGATTAGAAATATTATTATGTTATAGGAAAATTTAATACATAGGAGGTGACACCTAATGCCTAATTCAAAACAAATTGTTTATTTATCTTAGGCGCAATATGCCGAACTAATTGCTAACGGTAGCATCACAGTAAATGGTATCACCGTTAATTATGATGAGAATGATATTTATGTAACACCGCAGGCAGAACCGGTGACGGATGTGAGAGTCGCAGGGACGAGTGTTGCGGCGAATGGGGTCGCGGATATACCAATTGCAACCTCTAGTACCGCAGGTGCTTTTAAAACAAATGACCCGACATTTTATATTACCAATGGGAATATTCGTATTGATAGACCTTCTGATAATTATATTATTAATGGTACTGATACTACTCGTATTCCAACTATTGCCCAGCAACATAAGGTAGTTTTCTACGGATTAGCAAAGGCAGCCGGAGATAATACACAACGGACGACAGATGTTAATACGTTTACTGGTACTTATACCCCCGAAGCCAAAGGCGCCATTCAGAAAATGTTAGGTGTCTCCGATTTAATTGCTACTGAAGAGAATAACTTAATTGCTTCCAAGGCATATAAGGTTGGAGATATATTTACCGCAAATGGTAAGTTATACAAGGCTACTGCCGCAATTGCGGTGGATGGGGCGATTATTACGGATGGGGCGAATGCGAATTGTGAGGAGACGAGTGTTGGCGAGGGGTTTGTTAAGTTTACGGATTATGCGACTAATACAACTCCTGGTGTTGTAAAAATTAATACTGGATTGGGAATTGGAATAATGAGTGATAGTAAAGCTTTAACTATAAATGCTGCTCAAGAAAGTCAAATTAAAACTGCTACTAACAGTTTTAATCCAATCACAGTTAATCGTCAACACCAAGCAGTTTTCTATGGTCTAGCAAAAGTAGCAGGGTCAGACGAAAAAGATAGTGAACTCCCGCTTGGTACATATTCCGCCGCGGCAAAAGCCGCCATTTAGACAATGTTAGGTGTACCGGGAGATGTACAGGTGAATGGGACGAGTATTGTTAGTGATGGAGTAGCGAATATACCATGGGCATCTTCATCAAGCTATGGTGTTGTAAAAATCAATTCAAATTATGGACTCGATTTATTCACTGCCGGTACTGGTGATAGATTGATTCATGTAAAAGCTTCTACGTCTGCAAAAGTAAAAGGCGGTACGGAATATTATCAACCTATTGTACCGTATTTTCAACATGAAGCCGTTTTTTATGGTCTCGCAAAGGCCGCCGGCGATACCACCCAGTCGGTATCCTCCAACGCAGTCGGCGTCTACACAGATAGCGCCAAAGCCTCCATCAAAGCAATGCTCGGTATCCAAGATGGTTCCACAGGCACGGTAGATGTAACTGGAACAACTCCTACAATTACGGCCGTAGAAAACACTCGCTACGTATGCGGCGAAGTCACTTCGTTGAGCTTTACGCCACCCGCAAGTGGCATTTCTATAGTGCGCTTCACCAGCGGCAGCACGGTAACTGTTCTAACGATTCCTTCCACTGTAAAGTTCCCTGAATGGTTCGACCCCACTTCTCTTGAGACTAACACAATATACGAAATCTGCGTAACGGACGGTGAGTTCGGGGCGGTGATGTCATGGGCACTGTAAAATATAGCGGACCCGTGGCGTCGTTCCATTGCCCCACTGAGGCCACAATACGGAGTTTAAAAGTACATTTTAGTCCGAAGCAGTTGGGAAGTGGGACGCCAAGTCCGGAGAATGTGAGAGAGATTGTTGGATGGGATGGAGTGGAAGTAAGTCATACAGGTAAAAATTTAGCTAATTCGTAGTTATTTGAAAAAAATAAATATATACCAGCAAGCGGAAATGTAGGTAATTTGAATGGATTTATGATTACCAATTTTATATCAGTAAAATATTTACATACATATATTTATAGCGGTATAGATACTTTTGGTAATATTAATATTAGAGTGCATGGTTATGATATTGATAAAAATTGGATAAAACAAGTACAATTAGATGGTGCTAATCGCAAACCTTATAATTTTTTAATTACTATAAATGATGAAAATATAAAATTTATAAGAATATCGACTGCTATTGATGACCATTTTCAATTTGAAGAAAATTCAATTGCAACATCCTATGAACCCTATCACGGCTCTACCACAAACTATGAGTTCGGAGTATTGGGGAAGAATAAGTTTGATAAAAGCACAGTAACTGATTATTATCGCATCAATGGTAGCGGAGAAATTACTGCTCAATCTGATATGAGCATAAGCGACTATATTTCGGTAATTCCAGGCCAACAATATACATTAACTAACGAAGGCTCGTTTGGTGGCAATAGGCGACATGCCTATTATGATAAAAATAAAAACTATATACAAGTAATAGCGAATTATTCAAATCCAATGACTTTTACCGTTCCAAACAATGCGTATTATTTACGATTATCATTATACAACGATTATTTAAGTACCACGCAGCTCGAACTCAGCTCCACCGCAACCACCTATGAACCCTACGACCCAAATAAAACGGTGTATGGGGGATGGGTGGATTTGGTGAGCGGGGAAGTTCAGCAGGAATATGGTATAATGCATTTAGATGAAACCAATAATTGGACAGGTTACGCTAATGTCGGCGTAAAAACAAGAGTATATTTAGATTCGGGCGCAAATGCGATTGCCTCTGCTGCGTATGCTATAGTCCCTAGCGTGTCGAATAAATTTGTATCACAAGGCCAGAGCGGTTATCCCGATGAAAATAAATTTTGTTTTTCAAATACAACAGAAGGGCGTATGTTTCTTGGTTTGTCATCGTCAATAACCAGCCTTGAAGATTTTAAAACATGGTTTGGTAATTTAGGCGGTGCAGATTTTGCCTATGAACTTATCACTCCCATCACCTACTTCCTCGTTCCAACCGAACTCCAAACCTTCCTCGGCCAAAACAACGTCTGGTCTAATGCAGACTATGTCGAAGTTGAGTATGACTTACACGAAACGCAAGATATTCTCTCGCGCAAGCAGTTCATTATTGCGAACCAACCGCACGTCGAGAAGCTCGCGGCCGCGCCGTTACAGAATTTTGTAACGGATATGGCAGCGCCGCTTAAAGAATGTAAGGTATATTTTAATCCAGTACAAGAAGGAGAAGGAACGCCCAGTCCAGAAAATATAAGACCTATTACAGGTTGGACGAATCTTAGCGTTACTCATACTAAAAATAATCTACTTTTTACAAATCCTTCTGAATGGACTAATGCTGTTTGGGGTGGTGTTAATACACAAACAGCAAATAATAGTAGATTATGTACAATTACAACAATTCCAATAGAGCCTAATACTACTTATACAATAAATATACCTAACTTTTTTCTTGGTGTTAATATTTATAATAGTAGCGGCAATAGAATATATGACAGTGGATGGAAAGAAAATATCCTAACATTTACTACAAGTGATACTGCTAGTACATGTGGAATAAATGTTCGTTATCCTAATCAAGGACAAATAAGCCCAGATATAGTTGGAGCTGAGATGTTTCCCCAACTTGAAGCT